GATCGACGTGGCCCGGGTGCGGTGCGACGACCAGATGACCACCGAGGGCACGCTGCACGAGTTGGCTCGTGACGCCCAGGGCTTTCAGACGGTCGTGATCGACTCTATCGACTGGGCCGAGCGGCAGATGATCGAGCATCTTCTCCGCAAGGATCAGAAGCGGTCGATCGAGGACTACGGCTTCGGCAAGGGCTACACGATGGTGGCCGAGGCGATGAGCCGGTTTCTCAGCGTGTGCGACACGCTGATCGACCGCGGAATCAACGTCGTGCTCGTCGGTCACACCAAGGTGGCCCGCGTCAGCCCGCCGGACATGGACGAGGGCTACGATCGGTTCGAGTTGAAACTGACCAAGCAGTCGTCTCCGCTCGTCAAGGAATGGGCGGACTGCATCCTGTTCGCCAACTACAAGACCAGGTTGGTGGAGGGCGACGACGGTCGCACCCGCGCCCGAGGCGGGAAGGAGCGGGTTCTGCACACCGAGAGGACGGCCGCATGGGATGCCAAGAACCGTTTCGGCCTGCCTGCTGAGTTGCCGATGACGGCCGAGGCTCTTGCCCCGATGTTCGCCGGCGTGACGCCGACCAAGCCCGGCTGGGGCGATCGCGTGAAGGCCGCGGCGTCTCTGGAAGACATGGATGCGATCGAGAGCGACGCCAACCAAGCGGTCACGTCCGGCGACCTGACCGAGAGCCAGCGGAACACGCTCGGGGCGGCCATCGCCAAGCGTCGTGCAGCCTTGTCGCCCGAGGAGGTGCCCGCATGAGCCGCGGCGACGACGAGAAGAAGGCGTGCCGCGAGCACGACGCTGCCATGACGATCGTGCATGAGGCTGCGAAGTCGTTCTTGAAGGGCAACATGAGTTTCAACCGGGCCAAGTCGATTATCGACGACGCCCTGATCGGAGAAGCCGACCGCATCGTGCGGATCGGCAGCAAGGTTCACACCCCGGAGATCGAATCGTGAAGTTCGACCGTTTCAGCGAAGACGATTTCGCCTCGTCAGTTATCCCCGACGGGGAAAACGAGATGGCGATTACCAAGATCAAGACCGTCGTGAGCAAGAAGACCGGGGCGGAGTTTCTCGTCCTTACCTTCCGCGACACCAACGACTCCTACAACGAAGTCGAGAAGTGGCTGAATCCCGACGAGAAGCGGGACCAGAAGGCCGCGATGAATCTCAACGAGTCGCTTGGGCGACCGTGGGACGCCGACCTTGACGACATCCTCATCGGCCAGGTGCTCGTCGTGAGGACTCAGCGGGCGGTGAAGGACGGCAACCCGGTGCTCGACCAGGACGGGAACCAGCGGGTGTACGTCAACGGATTCCTGCCGTCTTCGGCACCGGTGGCGGTCCAGGCCTCCAAGGCTCCGCCGAAGCGGACGGCCACGCAGAAGGCCGATGCGGCGAGCGGTTTCCCCAATGACGAAATTCCATTCTGAGGAGAACACCAGTGGCAACTGTCTACCGAGGCACTGTCTGCGGCTCGCATTGGAACGGCTGGCGAATCTCTTACGAGATCGCCAACACCGTTGTGATGGAGGGCAATCAGCTTGCGAAGAACGACCTGACGGGCACCTATCACCACTTTGATGAAGCATGGCACTACCGGAAGGAAGACGCTGCCAAGGCTTGCATTCCGGAGCTGCAAAAGAACGTGCAGATGCTTGAGGAACTTATCAAGGAGATCACGGCCGACACGGGCCGTAGTGGCTGCCAATCATCGGCCACCGTGTGACGCAGCCGGCGGTCGTCGCCCTCTGACATGGCGGGCATACACCGGCAGTCTCGGTCGCGGAAACTTCCGCCGTCGAGCCGAGACCGACCGCCCCACGTCACGGGGCCAATACACATGGAGGTGATGTAATGATGATGCTGGACTTTATTTCAGAGTGGTGCGACCGACTCAAGAGGATGCCTCTCGCCCAGCAGGTCGAGGAGCTAAACGCCGCCAGGCGGATGATGCACGACGCCGGGCCGTTCAGCCGGGAGCCGGTGGACTGCATTGAGTGGGTTCACACCGACGGGATTACGGCTAACGACTACAACCCCAACAGCGTCGCTCCGCCGGAGATGGAGCTATTGAAGCTGTCGATCCTCGAAGACGGCTACACCCAGCCGATCGTCTCGTGGAACAAGGACGGCGTGCGTGAGGTTGTGGACGGATTCCACCGCAACCGCGTCGGACGCGAGTGCATGGAGGTACGGCAGCGGATTCGCGGCTACCTTCCGCTCACGACGATTAACACGGATCGCCAGGATCGCGGCGACCGGATCGCCTCCACGATTCGCCACAACCGTGCCCGCGGCAAGCACGCCGTCACGGCCATGAGCGACATCGTGATTGAGTTGAAGCGTCGGAACTGGTCGGACGACAAGATCGCCCGCGAACTGGGCATGGATCAAGACGAGATTCTGCGGCTTTGCCAGATCAGCGGGCTGGCGGAGTTGTTCACAGACCAAGAGTTTTCAAAGTCGTGGGACGTTGAAGGATCGGTGACTGAGGCAGATTTCGCGGAACTCACCGACGACGTTAAGAGCTACGGGGAGTCGGAGACGGCTGGATTTCGCACTGTCAACACGTCGGACGACGGACGAATCTTTCACACCTTCGACAAGTGGGAGTGCCATCAGGCCGGCTTCTATGCCACGACGAAAGACGGAATGAACAAGGCCCAGTGCGAAGAGGCTATGCGAGCGTTGCTCGCTGACATTCCGGCATTCCGCAAGGCTCTCCGAGGTGTCGTGAACGAGTGGAAGCACAGTTGCGAGCACTACCTGACCAATAACGCGATGAACCGGATCGCGTGGCTGGGGCAGGCCGCGACGTGCTACGCCCTTGGGATCCCGTCCGTGTACCGCGGCGGCTTCTATCTGCTCACCGAGCAGCAGCAGCAGGAAGCCAACAAGTCCGCACTCGCGGCACTCAATAAGTGGCTCAAGGCCAGCGGCAGAAAGCCGGTGCGGATGGATGAAGCCGCACCAGACCGAGAGATGGAGATTTACTGATGGGCGTCAAGCGATTCAACGACGTTGACGTGCTGACTGCGGCCCGACGCCGCATCTCGGAGACGTTCGACAACTTCCCGCGAATCTACGTCGCCTTTTCGGGCGGCAAGGATTCAAGCGTGATGATGCACCTCGTCATGGATGAGGCGATCAAGCGTGGCCGCAAGGTTGCCGTGATGTTTATCGACTTCGAGGCCCAATATTCGGAGACGATCACCCACGTTGACGAAATGTTTGCGATGTACCGGGACAACATCGACCCGCACTGGATTTGCATCCCGATGCTTCTTAGGAATGCAGTCACGAACTATGAGCCGCGGTGGACGTGCTGGGATGAAGAGAAGCAGGATGCCTGGATTCGCGAGAAGCCGCTCGGCTGCAAGACCGAGAAGGACTATCCGTTCGCCGTCCCAGGTATGGAGTTCGAGGAGTTCATCGTCCTCTTTGGTGAGTGGTACGGGCAGAATGAACTAACCGCAGGATTCATCGGCATCCGTGCCCAGGAAAGCCTGCACCGCTACTGCGCGATTGCGACCTGGGAGAAGCGTGGCAAGACGTTTGGCGGGCGGCGGTGGACGACGAACATCGTTGACCGAGTCTTCAACGTCTACCCGATCTACGACTGGCTCACCGAGGATATCTGGCGTTATCACGCCAAGCATTCGGACAAGCCGCACAACGGCATCTACGACCGGATGAACCAGGCCGGCGTCAAGCTGTCTCAGCAGCGGCTTTGCCAGCCGTTCGGTGACGACCAGCGTCGCGGATTGTGGCTGTACCACATTCTCGAGCCGCAGACGTGGTTCAAGCTGGTAGCCCGCGTCAATGGGGCCAACAGCGGATCGCTCTACATCGAGGAGCGTGGCAATATCAACGGCTACCACAAGATCACGAAGCCGGACGGTCACACCTGGCGGTCGTTCTGCAATCTGTTGCTACAGACGATGCCGGCAAAGACGCGAGCCCACTACGCCGCACGGTTCAAGAAGTTCATTTGGGGATGGCACCAACGCGGCTACACGTCTATCCCGGAAGAGGCACCGCCGGAGTTGGAGGCCAAGTGCTGGGCACCTTCGTGGCGGCGGATGTGCAAGGTGCTGCTGCGAAACGACTACTGGTGCAAGGGGCTAGGCCAAGCCCAACCGAAGTCGGAAGCCTACGGAACCTACATCCGCCTGCGTGACGCACGAAGGGCAGAGGCGAAGCGGCTGGAGTCGCAACGCCGCCAGCAAGAGAAGGCCCAGCGTCGGCTTTTCCACGACGAGGTGATTCATGGCTGAGTTTCCGAAGGTCTGGCGTATCAACGTCTCGCCCGTGCTGAC